CTTGCGTGAATTCATGGATTCGATTGTGACTGCAACAAACAATGTCGCAATAGTAAGCAAGCCCACTCGCAAAAAGCGCGTATCAAAAGAAAAGCCTGCTGCTATTCTAGTCGCAAAGGTTCAGTACCAAAAGGAATGTCCTGAGTTGAAACTTAAGAGTATCACACCAGACAAGATGATTGGTGCAACACAAGTATGGACATACAACACTAAGACAAAGCTTCTTGGTATGTACAGTGCAGAAAACGCAAAAGGCTTTAGCATGAAGGGCACTACGCTCCAGAATTTTGATGAAGCCTCATCTATCGGAAAACGTCTCCGTAAGCCCGAAGTTGTTCTCAAGGAAGTCCTAGAGGCTGGCAAAGTTAAGCTGAAAAAGATTCTGCCAGACCTAAAAACTAAGGAATGTGTATTGACAGGACGTATGAATTCTGATACAATTATCCTTAAAGTAACTTAAACTATACCTATATGATTCTGCTCGACCTAAACCAAGTCATGATTTCAAACCTCATGATGCAGCCCGATATCGCTAAAGGCGTTGACGAAAACATGGTACGTCACATGGTGCTGAATAGCATTCGTGGCTACAATGTGAAATTCAAAGAAAAGTATGGTGAAATTATCATCTGTACCGATTCTACAAAGTACTGGCGCAAAGATATCTTTCCTTACTACAAAGCTGCACGGAAGAAGTCCCGAGAAGATTCTCCGTTCGATTGGAATCTAATCTTCCAAACCTTGAATAAAATTCGTGAAGAGTTGGAAGAGTATTCTCCGTACCGTGTACTGCATGTTGACAAGACAGAAGCGGATGACATTATCGGTACACTTTGCCACAAGTATGGTGTACAACTAAACAATAGTGCAACAGAAAAGATTCTGATCCTGTCTAGCGATAAAGACTTCATGCAATTGCAGAAGTACACTAACGTAGAACAGTATAGTCCTATGGCTAAGAAGTTTCTCAAGGCTGATGACGCAGAAGAATTTCTGAAACTGCACATCATCAAAGGCGATACTGGTGACGGTATCCCTAACTTTCTATCAGAAGATGATGCTATTGTTGCTGGTGTGCGCCAAAAAGCTGTAACTGAGAAAAAGCTAAATATATGGCTAAAAGAAGAACCACAAGTTTTTTGCGATAGCGATATGCTGCGGAGATACAAGCGTAATGAGGCTCTAATTGACCTCAGCAAAGTCCCTGCTGAATATCAAGAAAGCATACTGAATACATACAATGGTACCCCTAAAAAAGGTCGTGAGAAACTTTTAACATACTTTATCAAGAATCGCATGAAGCTATTGATAGAACACCTACAGGAATTTTAAAATGGCAATGGACATTACTAAGTCAACACTACCCGAATTGTTACAGCACATTTCGGAACTACCAGCATCAAAGAAAGTTGATGCACTAAGAGAAATTGGCAATCTTAAACCAGCACTTCAGGAAGCATTGATGCTAACATATCACAATGCAATTCAATTTGATTTGCCTCCAGGTATACCTCCATACCGACCATTAGATATGCCTGAGAATTGGGGATACAATCGTTTACCAAAAGAGTTGCGCAAGTTTAAATATTTCGTAAAAGGCTTTAACGTTACTCCGTTAAAGCGCGAAACAATTTTCATCGAAATGCTTGAATCGGTTTCTCCAGAGGAAGCAAAGCTTGTTCTTATGATCAAGGATAAAAAGCTAACATACAAAGGCATCACTAAGAAGGTTGTCATGGAAGCAATGCCACAGATTTTTTACGGAGAAGTCGCTGAGTAATATATGTCTAAGACTAATAAAGATAAGAAGAGTTTCCAAGGTTTCCGTGAGTTTTATACGGATGATGATCGACCTAAAAAGAAGCCGAATCCAATTAGAGAATCCTCAAAAGACAAGTTGAGGTTCAAAGAGAGAATTAAGAATATCGATATCAATAAACTTCATGATGAAGATTTTGATGAAGATGATTACTGTAACGTTTAACAACACACACACTGAGGATTTATTATGAATAACACTATCGCAATGGTTTTGATTTTGGTAGCAATTATTGCTATCGTTTTTGGACCGCTTGCATTGATCTGGGCGTTGAATACACTATTTGGATTGACAATTGAATATGGATTCTTTCAATGGCTAGCCGCGTTTGTTTTGGCTGGCGCAGTAAAGGCTAACGTAAACGTAAACAAGTCTTAAAAAACTGACCCGATAAGAGCAAAATGCTTACTTTTTAAGCATTTTTGCTCTTTTTTGTTTCTATAGGGTCAAAGTTGCATAAAAACAACACTCCTAAAAATAGTTGTTGACACTGGTTCCAGACGTGGTATAATAGAGTCTTAGAGATTGAAAAGGAACTGAAATGACTATCTTACTTGTGATTTTTGCGGTTTTAGTGTTTGTTGGTAGCGTGTCTGGTTCGTCTGTAAAGACACTAGGCTGAGTTGTAAAAAAACAACAGCTATGAAAATAGTTGTTGACAAACTGGCTACTCCTGTTATTATAGAGTCTAGATTGATTGAAAAGGATTAGATATGGCTTACATGAACCAAGAACGCAAAGCAAAAATCAAAGCAAACCTCGACAAGGCTCTTAAGGGCACTGGTGTAAAGTACTCCTTAAAGTGCTCCAATTCCTGCATCACATGCACCATCAAGTCGGCTCCTGTTGACTTCATTGCAAACTCCAACGAAACTTGCGGCCGTGATTTCTACCAAGTCTCGCGCGGTTTTCAGCCAGAGAAGTCTGGTTATTCTCAAGTGAATCCCTACCACTTCAAAGATCATTATTCTGGCAAAGCTCTGGAATTGATGACTAAGATTGTGAAGTCTATGTACTCAGCCGACTACTACGACAATTCGGACGCTATGACCGACTATTTCGATACCGCATACTATGTAAACGTAAATGTCGGCCGTTGGGACAAACCTTTCGTGGTAGCCTAATCATATGGCTAACATGCAATTCCTTCGAAAAATAGCCTATGATGAACTTTATGATACGCTATTTTTCGCTACTGGTCAGATTCCAGTCCGTACAAAAACCGATGAATTCTGGACTGTGACTGCTGGTCCGTTCAGTCTCAAGATTGTAAACAATCGGAATATCACCGTGAATGGCGAACGGTGCAAGTCTGCTCCAGAAGCCAAATTCGTTATCCAAGACCTTCTGGTACTGTAGTATTTTTACAACAATCAGCTTGCACAAAGCACCAAAAGTGTGTTATAATAGAACCTGTTCCCAAGATTGATAAAGGAATTGATATGGATATTGAACTGATATTAGAAGAAATTCGCCAGCAAAATGTCGAGGCGCAAGTCCTTGCGTATCTGGACGAACTGCGTGAGCAGGAGATTATGTCTACCATGCTTACGAATCCTGGTTCCGATGACTGCTCTGGAACCTTCCGTTGGGACTGTGCTTGACAAAGCCGTGTTCCTGTTATATAATGAACCTGTAAGTTAAATTTTTGATTAAGGAAAACATCATGAGTAAATTGTCCCACCAAGCTAAAGTCTATACCGCACTAGCAACCGCTGGTCTTGGCGTTCCTGTGTCCGTTGAGAGTCTGTTGGCTATCGAAGGTATTCTGCCCTACAAGTTGTCGGCTTATGTTCTATACGCCAAGATTGATTACGGCGCTGGTATTGCTCCGATTCGTGACGGTCGTAAAGTAACTGCGTACCAAATGTTTGATCTGGGTCGAGGCTTGCCTGCTGCTGGCGCTGTTAAAGCTAAAGCTTTCAAAGCTCCTAATCCTAATATGCCTAAGGCTAAAAAAGTGTCGATACCCAAGGCACCTAAAGTTGTAGCTGTTAAAGCTTCTAAGGCAGTCAAGGTACCTAAGCGTGAGATTACTGCCGAAATGATGGCTGATGACCGAATCGTTGATGTGCTGGATGATTTGATGGGCGATATTCAATATGCAGAAGATCGTGCCTTTGCCAGCTCTTATGTTGCATCTATGTAAAAAATGAAATGTCTCCTGAACTTGAAGCTGTAGTTACTCAATTGATCCTAGAAGCATGGAACTATTGTCTGTTTGATGAGGAAGTTGTTGACTACGTGTGTGCCCGCTGTGATGCTACTCCTTCGGAAGTAGAAGAACTTTCCGATGCACTATACAATGATATGCGTGATTGATTAAAAAAGGATTGCTATGATAGATGAATTAGAAGTTGATAAGGTACGAAAGATTGGTGACTGGACCGAGTCCGAAAAGGCTGAGTTTGTGTCATGGATTTATGGTGTACTTAAGTCTACAGAAAAGGTAACTGTAACCTTTGAGAAGAAGGACGGGACTGTCCGGGAGATGAACTGTACTCTAAAAGATGTTCCAGCCTACGTTCCCAAGACGGATATCGTAAGGAAAAAGAGCGAATCCACGATTTCAGTATATGATATCGACAACCAAGACTGGCGGTCCTTCAGGATCGATTCGGTCCGGCAAGTAGGATTCACCCTCTGAAAAGCTGGCCAGACCACTCAAAACCGCCGCTCCAGGCGGTTTTTTACGTCTATACGTACTCTCCTATTCCCCACCAGCCTAAAGTCGCCGGTGCCCTCTCCTGGCGCGTTGTTTTTATGCAACAAAACCAAAAATAATTGAAATAGTTGTTGACAATGGCACTGGACCTGTTATTATAGAGTCTTAGAGATTGAAAAGGAACTGAAATGACTATCTTGCTTGTGATTTTTGCTGTTTTTGTGACTGTTGGTGCCTTGGCTAGTTCGTCTGTTAAGACGCTAGGCTGAGTTGTACAAAAACAACACTATGAAAATAGTTGTTGACAAACCCCCCAGACCTGTTATTATAGAGTCTTAGAGATTGAAAAGGAACTGATATGTTTGAAGTAGTTGACGGAATGAATGAGTATCTTGAATGCATCAAAGCTGACTATTACAGCTGGATCGGACCAAATGCTAACGATATCCAACGTGATATGGCGGCTGATTTCTGTGCAGGCTTGACGGTTGAAGTTGGTTCCCGTTATGCCAAAATTGTTTCTGGTCGCAACGGTGGTCAGCGTACAGTCCACTCCTTCGTTTGCTTGCGTGACATGGGCAAATTCACTAAAGGTGACATTCTGAAGGCTGCTGGTTGGGCTGCACCTGCACGGAACTTCGCACGTGGTAATACGATGGCTCGAACCTTCCAAAACGTCCGTTGGACGGGTGCTATGTAAGCTGTTGCAGAAAAACAACAACTGTGAAAATAGTTGTTGACATTCTAGCCACTCCTGTTATTATAGAGTCTTAGAGATTGAAAAGGAACTGAAATGCGTACCAAAACTTTTATTGACGGCTTCAAAAATTCACAAAAAATTCGTGTGATGTTTGACGGCTTTGGAGTCTATACTACAGTTGGTGGTGTTTGCGGTACGTTTGCTACTGCTACGCATAGCGCCGCAGCATGTGATGCGTTGTCGAAATTGTCTTATATGCGTTACATGGCTAAAAAAGATAACGAGTTGGTTCCAACTGGTTTGGGTTATACAACCCGTGGTATGCAAGTTCAAGTTGATTTGATTTAAGGAGTTTAGAATGAATAGTTATGCAATGTACACGGATGCCGGCAATGCTGCTGTTGGTGCTATCGTCACCTTGGCTATCTCTCAAAATTTGTCGTGGTCCGTTACTAATGGATTGCTAGAAGCCTTGAGTCAGGACGAGCGATTCTCCGAAGCTACTGACACCGCAGTCCGCGAGACTGTTTATTCCGCTTGTGATTTTAGTTGAAAGAAAAAAATGGCTAATTTAGTTTATTGGTATGCTCAGTGTTTGGATGATGCCGATGCATACTCCATTGTTGCTAAAACAAAAAAGGAAGTCAAGGCTCAGTTGGCTGACCGTAATGATTCTCGCTACGGTCCTATAGAGCGTAAGGTTCTTCAATACCGTGATGCGTTCGACTTGTTTGACTGGGCTACTAGTGAAGGTGGTGGACGCGGATGTGGAATGACTACTAACACAAAAGAGGTTTAATATGGGTACTCGGTCTTTAATCGGTGTGATGCATGGTGATGTGTGTAAGGTTGTCTATTGCCATTGGGATGGATATCTCGAACACAATGGAAAAATTCTGTTTGAGAATTACGATAGTCCAAAAGCAAACCATTTAGTTTCTCTTGGTAACTTGTCTGTCTTGGGTCCGAACATCGGTGAAAAACACGAATTCGATTGTCCCCACAAATATGGTACTCCTGAGTACACCGCATGGAATGAGATGAAGTCTACTATGTGTACGTTCTATGGACGTGATCGCGGTGAAGCGGATAATGAATTTCAATCATATACATCATTTTCTGCATTGGTTGATGCATTTAAGGGTTCGTGGTGTGAGTACTGCTACCTTATGAAAGATGGCGTCTGGTACATGTTTAATTCTGGAAATACTAGACTCCGCCCGTTGGCTGACGAACTGGCGAAATTGGAAGCTGTTGCATAAAAACAACGGCACCAAAAATAGTTGTTGACATTGATTCCAGGTGTGGTATAATAGAGCCTTAGACAGACAAAAGGAACTTGAAAATGCGTACAGTTAACGAACAAACTCTTTGGGAAATCCAAGCTTACGGTGCTAAAAAGTCTGAAATTCTTGAATCGGTTACAGAATCGATTACATTCAAGTTTTCAGGTGTCGGCATGGTGATTGCTTCCTATTTGTCCGATGCACAAGAAATGATTGCATGTGAGTACTCCAAAAGTTCATTGAACGATGCACGACAATACATCAACATTGCAAAAATGCTGATGATGGAATTCAACCTCGGTTTTAAGGATCGTTGATATGAACGAACGAATTACACTACTTGCTTTAAAGGCATCCGATCCAAAGACCGGGTGGCTAGATCGTCAAAAGTTTGCAGAGTTGATTGTAGCTGAGACTATCTCCGTCCTCCAAAAACGATTTATGGGTGACCTCAATCGGGAAGACATGGAAGTCCGTAAGTGTATTGAAGACGTTAAGAACCATTTTGCAGTTAAGGAATAATGCTATGATGCTAGTTATCAGTACCCAAGTCTACGAGAATTATGGCGCTCATGATTGGGACGGGCAAGGCGAGTGCCCTCAGTACTGGAAACCTAAAGGTGGTTCTGAGTACAAAGTACTTGACATACCTCTAAATATCGATTATAATAACCTTGTGAGGTTTGCATTGTCTGGTATTGAACAAGACAATGAACACTATCGTGAGACTATGATTGGTTGGACAATAGAGTCTGATGACTACCTTTCATGGTTTGAGAAGTCTCAGTTGGAATATGATGGTACGATTTTATATCCAGAACCATCAATGACATATGAACAAGTAATGGCAAAACAAAAGGAACTAGCATGAGTAAAATGGCGCAACTCCATATGGAGATGATTGATTTGATTGAACAAGGATATGGACCAGTTGCAATTTCTGCAATGACTGGCGCACCTCTTAATATAGTGCAAGACTTTTTTGATACGGCTATGCAAGATAGCTGGAATGGACAAGATTATGATGAAAGTGAAATTGGAATTACCTAAGCGAAATTTTGTTGCTAAGGATTTGCGTACTCCAAAATACCGAATGCGAGTAGTGATGGATAAACGCAAAAGAAAAGAGAAATATCCATCTAAGGAATTTGTATGAGTACACTAGAAGAATTAAAAGCAAAAGCTGCTGCTATTCTGGAGTCCTGTGAGGGCTGGAAGAAGTGTCAGGATGGCTCCTACGAGATGGCACTCCACTATGCAGGATATGATGTACTGCTTAAGCAAATACGGGAATACAAAGAATGAACGAACGAATTCTAGAACTATACGAGCAGAGTCTGCTACATAAAACTGGACATGATTATAATGGTAATCCTCTCTATGAGATTAGACAGAACCCTAAACTATTTGCCGAGTTGATTGTCAAGGAATGTCTCGAAGAATTGCGATATACGGTTCTTGATACACAGGAATTGCGTCGGGACAAAAGCACTGATTATCAAGTGGGTTGGGAAGATGGTATGTTTGATGCCGGTGAAACGATTAAGAAAATTTTCGGAGTTGAAAAATGTTGTTGAATGATATAATGTTGGGTTTGACTGGAGCAGCACTAGTGTGCTTTGTGATTTTAGCTTTTATGGGAACTACCGTATCTGCATGGTATGTAGTATTATGGATTGTTCCTCAGTTAATTGACCAGATCACTAAACGTATGTTTGATATGACTTAATTAGGAGAATAAAATATGGCACGTGGATTAGAAATTGATTTTGAGACAGCGGATCGAATTACAATTCTGACTTTAAAGGAACATGTAGGATATCTGAAAGAGGAATTGCGTCAGCATGTTGAACAAGAAACATGGATGCATCCAGAAGATGTAATTGATACTCCTATACGTATTTCTCAGCTAGAAGCCGTCATCAAGTATTTTGGTGGTACGGTATAAAATATATTTTTAAAATGCATAGGAATTTGTATTCGAAATGCATATATACTATACGTGGTTATGAAAAGAGTTAAATGTGACTGAAATTGAAAAAGAAATTATGCTGATTGCACAGGAAGAATGTGCAGAAGTAACGCAAGCAATTAGTAAAGTTTTTAGATTCGGCATTGATGGTAAACACTTAGGTGTAACCAACAGAAGCCGATTAGAAGAAGAGTGTGGAGATTTGCTATGCATGATTTCCCTAATGATTGATAAAGGTATCATTAGCGAGGCTGCAACATATCAAGCATCCATGGATAAAAAAGATAAGTTAATTAATTGGTCTGGTATTTTTAAGGAAGAAAAAGTTGAAACAACCTAAGAGTTTATCGTTAGTCAGTATAGCAAGACAGATGCCGTCAAAAT